TGATACAAATGTTTTTCCTGTACCAGCACACCCAAAATAAAAACCATTCTTATCTGCTTTATGACCTTCAAATACTAATTTTTGATTATCTGTAATTGGTTCTATTTTGACCAACTCAGCAGAACTAATTTCTTTCTTCTTTGACATTTATACACATCCTGTTGGTTTAGGTAATCCAGCGTACTTACATGCTTGTTTAGCAGGCCCGTATGGAAATAACTCATATAGATATTTACTGTTACCTTTATCTTTTCCTAATTTCTTTCCTATTTTTTTAGTAAGAACTCTAACTGCTGGGGCAACTTGATATTCTTCGTAGTATTCACGAAGAAAGTTTATTACTTCCCAATGATTTTCATCTAATGGGGCGCCGTCTACTAGTGCCATTGCTTCAGCAACATCAACATCCCATGTATTTAAGTCTGCTAGATATCCTTCTTCATCTACTTCATAACTTTTACCATTAACTTCTAGTGCCATAATTTTTCTCCAATAGTACACCTTTATGCTTAACATAACCTTTCTTGTCTTCTTTCTTTCTGTCTTTTTCTACTGTTGCCTTACAGAATTTGCGAAGATGTTTTGCGACAAAATTTCTCATATTCTTAATATTTATAACCCTTTCTTATTATATCTTCCTCTATACATTTACTACCATACTGTATTTCTATTATTCTAGTTGGATTATCTGTATTATTTTCTAACTGATGCCAACTCCCAACAGGAATGTGAACATAATCATGTTTGTTTAAATCACTCCATGTTTCATTTAAATTATATCTAGCAGAACCCTCTGATATCATCCAGAATTCACTTCTTTCTTTGTGATATTGTAAACTAATTGATTTGCCAGGATTAATTGTTAATTCTTTAACTTTGCAACCATCAATTTCATGCAATACTCTATAATATCCCCATTGTCTTTCTTCTTTTGGATTTTTCCATTCTCGTAAAATCCATGATGATGAATTTTTTTTATCATCACCACCAACTCCAAACTTATATTTTATACCATCCATTATTTCATTTTTTGGTATATTTTCTAATGTCCTATCACCACCTTTTGCAAATATAATTTCATCATCTTTCCACTTATCTTTACAGTATTCTAGTGCGTTTGAAACCGAACCATCTGAATCATCAAAACTAAAAACCTCATCTACAGATTTTAAATTTTCCAAAATACATTTTCTTTCTTCAAATGGCATAAATGATTTACTCTTTTTTCTAACTAACCAATCATCACTATTCAATGCAACTATTAACTTATCACCTAACATTGCAGCTTCATTAATGTAAGAAATGTGTCCACTATGAATGGGGTCAAACCCACCAGATATAATAACAATTTTCATTATTTTTTATCAACCCCATTGTAAATATAATATTCTTTTTTATTAATCATAGTTGTATAAATTCCATCTATGGTTCTCAAATAATTCCTGTATCTTCTAAATCCTATCTGTTTACCCCAATCAAGATACTTAGACATAGTTTTAGTGTCTACTGTTTTTTGTTTCTTAACAAAGTCTACGATATCTTCTTTTTTATCACCAGATTTTACAATATTATTTGATTGTTTATCTATAGCTTCACTTATCATATTATTAAATGATATAACCCTATTTGTCCATGCGTGAACACTAGAACAATGGTCTAACGCAAGTTGAGATTGTTGGTTTCTCCAATTATTATCATCTAACATGCGATTAATTAATTGAACAGCTTCGTTTGTAGTTTTAAATCCACTTTCCATTTTATCACCAAATAATTCCTTAGTTTCATTACCTATTTCATAAACATAAGGAATACCTTTACATAATCCATCTTGACTTGACATTGCCCAACGAGTTCCACCATGAAAACCAACCCTACAATTTTTTAGTTTGTTAGTGTATTCATCTCTATCAGACGGACCATTAAAATCAAAAAAAGACATATCATCAAAAGTTTTTTTTAACATTTGAATACCTGTTGGGTCAATCATAGAGCAAAATACTTTAAAGTCTTGTCTTTGTTCTCTGAGTTGTTTTATTATTTTTATAAAGTTTTTCCAACCCCTGTATTCTTTTGTTCTATGATTAAACACAATTATTTTTTCTGTATTAGTTTTTACTGACTTTGATATCTTATCAGTTTCAATACCTAAGTACAAAGGTATCATAATACTTTTTAGTTTACTAATAGTTTTTTCAGAATAATGTTCTTTTGCTTCCTCTAATAAAGCATCAATCTGAGTTTGAGTATTTAATCCACATCTATCCATTTGTAACATACCTGTTATGTTATTATGATAGAATGTGGTTTCCCAATTAGGAGCAAACTCTGAGTTTTCTATCCAATGTGAATAACCTATTACAGGAATATCTTGTGAATAAATGTTATGACAATGGTTTTTTATATTTGTAGTTTGTTCTGGTAAATGGCTCCATATGACATCCATTTCTATTTCTTTTGCATTTAACACTTTATTCCATTGATAAAAATCATAATGTCCTCTCATTGCATTTGGAAATGATGGTATCTTAAATATATATTGTTTAGTATTTGTAAAATCTAACCTTGAACAAAATTCTGTAATTGGAATGTGAAAAAATAAATCACTTCGTATTTTGTTTAATTCTTTAATCACATTTTCCATAACAAGAACATATGAATCTTGATTTAAATTTGTTTGTCTTGTAATATTAGGAACACACAAAATTTGATATGTTGACTTTTTTATGGTTGACAAATCCATATCACCCTCAAAAAATTGTTCTAACATTATAAAAACTCCTTTAGTGTTCCTTTAAACTGTGAATATTTATAGGCTGATTTCCAATCAATTTTAAACTTTCTCATTCTACCAATGTTTTTATATTCTTCATATCCACCAAGTTTTACACAGTAAGGATATTTTTTTAATATTTTCATATGTTCTTCTTCATCAGACACACTAGTCCTAATCTCAGAACAACCCCCTTTAGCATAAGCAGTCGCCCACCTAGACATAACAACTTCATCAAAAACTAAATTTCTATATCCTCTTAATAAACACTCTAAAATTAAAACAGAATCTTCACCAGTTTTTGCTAAATTCCAATCTACTTCATCAATAAAAGTGGATAACTTATCACCATCAATCCAATGAACTGCTAATATAACACTATTATAATAATATTGTTTTCCATAAGGTGGTAAAGCTTCTTCTCTGTTTCCTATATGCATGATATCTGGTTCTTCAAAAAAAGTATTAACCAAAGAAAACCAATATTCCCAATCTTCAACTGTCATAATTCTTTTTGATTTTTCCATATTAGGTTTTTCATTATAATATTTTGCGTTCCTTCTATGTAACCTTACATCATCATCTATCATACCAAACTTTGTTTTACCAGCGTGATGATATATTATTTCTCTTGTTTTTGCGATACCAATATTATCACCCACAACTAAATATTCACAATCATATTTGTACTCATCTCTTTCTTGTTCTTGTACAACCATAATTACATTTTCTTTAATTTTATCTGGTAAATTATCAAAAGTTATTTGACTATCAACTCTACGAAATGTTGGTATATATATTTTCATCTTATTATATCAATCTTATCCATTGTACTTTGATTCCAAACTTCTAGTTCTGTACGAACTTTATTTTCTGCAACCATTTTTTCATATCGTTTACCAGCTTTCTTTTTCCACCACTCAGTAATATTTTCTAATTCAAATCTATCAAAGTTTTCTGATTTAGTTAGAACATCTGTTTTTCCTAACAACACATCTCTTACATTTGAATATCCATACTCACCCATATAAAATCTTTTTTGTGTAGTAACATCACTTGCTTTGTTCATTTGTTCAGTAAACATTTTATATGCTTTAGTATCATGTTGTTTTAAACTTGCTTTAATAATACCTACCATTTTACTTTGAATTTTTAACTTTCTACTTGCTGTAACTTTCCCATCTTCTGTTCTGGCAGGAACTAAATCTTCACCACCATTTTTCTCTGTAAACCAATCTCTCATTTCAAAATATATATCCTCACCAAGTGTTAGTAAAAACTTAGATAGTGTATCACCTTTATATCTCAAATATGGTTTCATGCCATCATACATAGACATACCTTTGATATTACCATACAAACTAGTTGTTTCAAATAAACAGAACTCTGTATCGTATTTTTCATTTAACATTCTACGAACTGTATGTGAAGTACAAATAGATGCCATCAACTTACCACCAAGATAATTATATCCAAATGGTTGAACAGGAACAATATTAAAACCCATAATGGCACGCTTGTTAAAGATACCTAAATCTGGTGTACCACCCAAGTAATCATTACGAGGTTTGGAATTAATTATTGGTGAACCTAATTTAATAAATCCAACAACTTTGTTTGTGTTTGTTTCTTTGACAATTATTTTCATCATTTTGCCAGGAGCATTGTCTGGTGAAAATGATGCAACCATTTCAAGCATAGTATCAAATGTTTCATTTGATGGTAGTATAATTTCAAAGTTCATATCCTGTGGGTGCATATCGTATGATTGAAACATATCATCATCTAGACCCATACCTGGCAATGCTTGTGGTATATTTTTTATTCGTTCAATCTTTCTAACACGAAAGTAATCATCAATACGATTGAAGTCCTTAAAGTATTTAATTAACTTTGTAGCAGAATATATAGCGTCTTGTTTGTTCAGTATTAACATAATATTATAATATAATAAGTAGGGGTCAACTAATCCCTCAGTCAACCCCCTGTGTATAATTTATAGTTAAATTAATTATAACACAATAGTATTTATTAAAGTAGAGTGTCCTTGAGGTTATATTTACCAACTACTTTATCTGATTGTACTTCTTTTGCAGTCTTTCTAGAAAACCTATCACCTAATGGCGTATTAGGGTGTTTGTCTGCAATTTTTTGAAGTGTTTCTTTCATACCACCATCCATTTTCTTGATGATATGGTCACCTACAAAATGAGGAGCAGTTAATACTGCTTCTATATTTGGATTGTCTTTTAGATACTCTGGTTTTTCTGCAATCTTCATTATCTTATCGAAGACTTCACCTGTATCTTTATTTTTAAATGTGTATGTTGGCATTTTGTTCCTTGTACCATTCTGGTTTTGTTCTATTTTTCCAAGTAGCGAATCCATTCTTTTCATTTATATAGTAGTTCTTATATGCTTCTATAGGATTACCAACTACTTTACAATACTCTGGCATTGCTTGAGGTACTTCTGTCAAACCAATGTCTTTAATATTGTTTGGTGTCTTTAATAATTCCAATGATGGTTTAGATGCACCATGTATCTTTCCATATCTATAAGTATACTCTGCAAGACAAGCCACATAAATCTTATACATCAAACGGTAATTTGATTTACTTTCACGCACCCACACATTACAAGGATGATTCACATGACTTGCCTTGTACAATATACTTTCTCTATCGTCAGGCATTTTCCATCTTTTGATTCTATGATTATTTTTAGTTCTACCTTCGTACAATTCACCATCTAACACTCTGTGTGCTGTAGATAATAATTGTGCATATTCAGTTGCCATCTTAACTACATGTTTATCAACATGCATTTTGATATTCTCTATTGGGTCTTCATGTAGATAAAATATATTCATTCATCAGTTCCTTTACTTTTACTAGGTTTTTGTATTCTAACACATTGGTACTCATACTGTCAATAGACCCCTTAATCAGTCCAAAATCGGTCTTTAAGACCTCTTTTAGAGGGTATATGTCTACATGTATCAAGAAGACTGCTGTCGTGTCTTTAATGACTGTCATAGTCCTTTCGTGTTCAACTCTAAAAGTTAAATCATCTAAACTATCAAAGTCTGGTTTATCATACAATGGGTGATTACTATATCCATCTAGTGATGTTATACCCCATGTATATCTTTCAAATGATTGTCCACTTGTCATAGCTCTCATGATACCATTAGATGCACGAACTAGTGTTTCATTGTCTGCAATAGGTTCATGTAATTCTGCAAGAGTTTTTCCTACTTTTTCTCCAGCATTCCATGATGATGGAAATGCTACCATACATGCTTCTAGTTTACCCTCGTGCATGATGACAACATCATCTTCAATCGCTAATCCTAACTGTTGTATATTATCACAATCAATTAAAACTCTGTAATCACTTTTCTGATTAAACAATCCTAGTTTTTGTGCAGTCTTAAATACTAATTCTTCTTCTACTGCAAGTGGTGTTTCGAACCAAATATTTCTATCTAAATTATCTAACTCAATTCTTTTTTGTGCTTGTATGAATATATCAGTATGGTTTGCATTAAATGTTGGTCGTTCACAAGGTTTGAAAACAGGTTTCATATCAAACGGCGTTCTGATTATATGTTCTAACATCACTTCTCCCAACGATAAAATATATGGTCCTCGATTTCTATGGTTTTTGTTTTTGTTTTTGCCCAAGATGGTCTTACATAATCTGCATGATAATGTGTTGCACCATCTGTAATATCAAGTAACTCATGGTTTGGTTGACCTTTTACATCATAAATATAATTTACTAATTCAGATATCTCATTATAAACTTTTGTATTTTTAGGTTTGTCTGATTTACCATCACAAAACCAACTGAACTGACACTTGTTTCGAATAGGGTCGCCACTTGCATATGTTAAACCTTGTTTAACAACTTCACATATTGTGTTTGGAAATCTTCTATCATCTACACGATTTTGTGTAACTTGTGCAACTGCTAACCAACCAGCTTGACCTTGACCTCTTGCTTCAAAATAAATGTTTTCTGTTAAACATTTTCTATCATCTCCATATGCTTCGTATGCTATTACAAATAAAAAAACTACTAATATTATTTTCACATCTTTCATAGTCATCACGAAACCTCTTTAACTTCTTGTACCACACTTTTTGGAATGATAGTAGAATTACCACATTCATCAATGCTACCATCTTCATTAAAATTAAAATCTGATACGATTCTGATTGTATCATCACTATCATCAATTAAAAAACCTGTACTTAAACATCTAGGGAAAGAAGATTCTTTAACATCTTCAATACTTCTCCACGAACTATCAGATACTATATCAATCCAATATACATGGACAAACTTATATGGTATTTTTTTAATCTTATTCATAATTAATGGAGCGTATGGATTGTACTGCCCAATCTTCTCTTAGTTGGAAACCAAGTGTAATACTTTTATACCACATACGCAAATTCCTCAATAAGGTGCTAACACCAACTCTTTGATGAGGTCGAGAGAGAGAGTGAGTTGGTGATAGCGTAACTTTTACTATATCCTCATCATCTAAAACATTATAACAGCACTCAACATACTTTGTCAAGTTTTTTATACTCCAGAAGCACTTCCAGGCGCTTGTGGATATACAGGTGGTTTTTGAATCATAAAATCATCATCCCAACCGAATGCTTCTTTCACTACATCTTTTGATAAACCTTTGTAAACTTGATGTAATTTTTTATCTTTGGCAGCAATTAATAGTTTTGCTTCAGAATGACACAATCCCTCACACATTTGTATAAACATTTTTTCTTTCTGTGCTTGTGGTGTATCATTGTCTGCACCTTTAATGAAGTGCCAAAGTTTTTTTGATTCTTGAGCAAGAACTGTATGTTCTGTTCCTTCTGGTGCTTCATTTGGTGTATAAGGTACTTCACCCTCTGGTATTACCCATTCTTTTGTAGGGTCAAAAGATGCCTTTAACAACATTCTTAATGATGGTGTATCATTTGTTATTAGTGTTGCTACTTTTTCTACTTTTGTTTTTGCTTTATGTACTTTATTAAGTACATCTGAAAACAATAGTGTATGTGAATATGCCATTTTAAAATTCTCCAATTTGTTCAGTTAGACTTTTTAGTCGTTTATCTATAAAATAATTTAACAACTTACTTCTGTCACCACTAGTGGCAACATTGAAATCATCTAGAATCTTTTCTTCTAATTCTTCTGGAACATTATCCAGATTAATCAGTCTATCGTTTCTTTGATAATTTCGTTTCACTTCATTATCTAGTTCGTCAATTTCTTGAGCTAATATACTTTCAATTCTTTTAGATGTTAAAGGTCTTTGCCTTAGTGCATCTGTAAATGTATGGTCTGGTGATAATACATTAGGTATTCCATCTGACCTATCGCCTTTAAGTATATGTTCTTTTATATATACAACAGGGTCAACCCCATTTACATGTTTCTTTGTAATAGGACTATACTGTCGTACATTATTATATTTATGCAACTGAATAAAGTCCTTATCACCAGATACAATCATAATTTTTTCGTCTTGATACTTCTTACATAGTACAGCAATGATATCATCTGCTTCAGCACTATAGGTTTCTACAACTTTGTATGGTAGAAACTCATTGACTTCTGATTTGATGTCATTGAGTAATCCAAAAATCTTATCCCAATCTTTGTTATCTGATTCTCTACCTTTCCTACGACCTGCTTTGTATTGTGGGAATACATCTCTACGCCAACAGTTTTTAGAATCGTATGTTATGACTACTTCACCATACTTTTCATTAAACATGCTACGATATAGTCGTACTGAATTTAATATCATATGCCTGACCATTTCTTCATCTAACTGATTGTCGTTCATATTCAAATGCATCATTACAGATGCAATTGTAATTTGATTCATGTCAATTAATATCATATTAAATCCCTATAATAATTTAGAAAGGGTGGTTTAAACCCACCCCACTAAAATTCTTAATAAATTAAGAAGCGTAACCTACGCCATTTCCATAAAGTGCTTTGATTCCAGCGGCAACGATTGCTTTATCTGCACCACCATTCATCAATACTTCACCGACACCAGCAGCAATAATTGCTTTTGAAGGTGTACCCATTCTATACGAAGTACCTTTAGAATCTTTGTTTATGTAAATCATAAAACCTTGACTTCTTAATTTGTCCACCATTGCTTGTGGCGAAGTTAGGTCAAATGTGTTTCTTAATGTTTTCCAAGTAATTATATCACCTCTTGTAAATGCATTAATTACTCTTTGTGTTTTTGATAGTTTCTTTCTACCCATGTTATAATCTCCTATGATTATTAAATTTTAAGTTGACTAATTTTATGCCTCGAATAGTCATATTGGCAATTACTTTGTGTAATTCTTTATTCATTATCTTCATCTTCATCTTTAATAATGTCTTTATTTCTTTTACTATGTAAAGTATCTGTTTCTTCCATATCTGATTCAAACTCTACCTCAACTTCATCTTCTTCAATTTCTATTATTTCACTAACCATTTCTATAACATCTGATAAGAGTGGTGAGTCAAATCTAGAATAATGTAAGTCTATGCCATCTTCTGTTTCTTTTCTTTCTGGCGACATTATCTGTTCAATAAATCCTTGTATGATATGTGGTAGACCTTCTTGTCTTGATAAAGCACCTTTAATTACTTCTGACAAAAAACCTACATCTAATATAAACTGTTCGTCTGCAATGTCATAACCATTTTCACTCATAGTGTGTATCATCTGAACCATAACATTTTCAGTTAATAAATCAATCTTAGCAAGCTTTTCTTTCATCTGTAACTGAGAATTATTCTTGTCTAATTCTCTATCATACTTCTGTTTAATCCAATTTGAAGTACTCTTATCGTACTTGTTAGATACAGGTTCAGAACCCCATGGGCCATAGATAACATTATTCACATCTTTGTCCTTTTCATCTGTCATGTTATAATTTTATTCTCAACTGGCACAACTGCACCAATGTAATTTAAATAGTTTTCTTTTATTTCTGGTTTGGGTTCATTAATAATAATGATATTACTTTCCTTAATATTCATTTCTTCGTTATCTGCAAAAGGAATAAATGGTGAAAAGTATAATTTGGTTTCTGCACTACTGCCTGGATTTTGTGCCATTGGTATTAGTACAAAAGGTTTTGATATTGTAGTTATACTATCATCTGAGAATGTTACTTCTGCAACTATATCTTCACCTGTTGTTAATCTTAATAATTTTACATTCATTATGATATCCTTTTTCTGTTAATTCTTTTTCTCGGTTGATGTGGGCCTGGTGTTTCAGCAAACTTTCTCAACCACCTTTGTTTACCAGCAGCTTTTGCCAGTCTTTTCTTTTCACTTCTTTTAGTGT